CCTTTGCGAATCTCGTAGTAATACGGGTTCGCTTGAGTGGTGTTCGAGCATGTACAGCTCGACAGAAAAAGCCTCTCTTGGAATCCGTACCTCCAAGGGGGGCTTTCCCTTTTGTGAGGATTGAATTCGGAAAGTGGTACGGAAAATGAATACCCCAACCGTTACGGTTCGGGATCTCCGAGTGCTACCTAATAGCCCGGGGAACCTCAAGGCATACGCCGATATCGTGCTTGATGGCATAATTATTCGAGAGGTTCGAATAGTCCAGGAACAAGGGAGAGCCCCTTTCGTTCAACCCCCGCTAAAGAAAACGGAATACCAAGGGGTCACCGTTTGGAGACCTCAGATCTCATGGTCTGACGCTCACCAGAAGGCGGTTCAATCCCTTGTGTTGGCTGTTTATCGGCAGAAGCTCAAAGGGGTACAGGTATGACCCCCTACGAATACGCTAAAGCCTATGCGAAGAATGGCTTTTGTATTATCCCTATTAGGCTTTGTAGAACCGATGAACGAGGGAAAGAGCCGGCGATACCAGTGGTAAAGCCGTATCAAACCATCAAGCCGACAGAAGAAGAAATGCGGCAATGGTGGGACAGAAGCAACCCGCCGGGGTTGGCTATTCTTCACGGCTCGATTTCCGGCTTCTCAGAGATGTTAGAAGCCGAGAGCCTAGAAGATCTCGAAGAATTCAAGCAGCGGTTAGAAGATAAGGGATTGAGCTACATTCTCGATAAGCTCACCCTACGGGTTGCATCTCCAGGGGGAGGTATCCATTTCATATACCGATGCCCAGAGCTGGGCTCCCTTAAGGAAACACCAAGAAGTAAACGCCTCGCCGCCCGTTACCTGCTAGATGATTTTGGAAACCGTCTCCTCGACATCGACGAAGAAACCGGAGAGATTAGAAAGGGCTACAGGATAAAGCCCAAGATCGAAACCAGAGCTCAAGCCGGCTATGCCATCGTTCCCGGATCGCCGCTAGAGGTTCACCCTTCTAGAAAGCCGTACGCCTTGATTAACGGCTACTTTGATGCGGTTCCAGAGATAACGCTTGAGGAACGAAAAGCCCTCTTTGATATCGCCCAGCGATGCGATGCCATCGATGAAAAGCCAAAGCGGGAAAAGACCTCAACCCCTACCGTGTATAGCCAACACCAGGGGGAGAGAGCTGGTGAGCATTACGACAGAGTAGCAACCGCCGAAATGGTTTTAGATCTCCTTGAAGATATGGGAGCAAGGGGTATAGCGTATAAGGATCATTACCTTGTAGCTCGCCCAGGAAAAGCAAACGGAACCAGTGCGGAATTATTTGGCGGGGGTAATGGCTTCTATGTCTACTCAACCAGCTGGGGAGAATTCGAACCCGAGACGCTATATAGCCCGTTTGGTGTCTATGCCATAGCCAAGCACGGGGGAGACTTCAAGGCGGCGGCTAAGGATCTCGGATTGCAGGGCTACGGTTTCAACCCGGGAGAGGCGATAACCAAAGACCTCACCGGAAAGCAGAAGCCGCAAAGCGAGATCGCTTTTGAATACCCAGAAAAGCAGATACCAGATCTCACGACACAGAATCAAACCGATACCGGAAATGCGGAGAGATTGGTTGCTATGTATGGAGGAGATATTGCATACGCCCTTGGTGTTGGCTGGATGGTGTGGAATAGCGTTCATTGGGTCAACCAAGGAAAAGACGATCTCCAAATTACAGAGATGGTCAAAAGCACAATGGCGGAAACCAAAAAGCAAGCTTATGCGCTAGGTTCCATAGGGACAGACGAAGCCGGACACAAGTTGATAACCAAGCTCGCTAACCACGCACTAAGCAGCGAGAATGCAGGCAAGATTGAGAGTGCAATAAAACTCGCACGAAGCATTCCGAGAGTGAACGTTGACCCCTCTAAGTTTGAACCAAAGCCTTGGGTAGTGCCTTTTCGAAATGGTGTTTGGGATCGAGGCGAATGGAAAGAGGGACACGTCAGGGAGAGGTATATCGAACACCTTCTCCCGGTTGACTATGACCCAGAAGCAGATCGCAAGGAATGGAAAGCCCTTCTAGAGCGAATCACGGGAGGCGATAAAGACCTTGAATTATCGCTTGGCGAGCTCGCCGCAACCCTGCTAGTAGCCGCACCATTACGGAAGATAATAATCTTCTATGGTGAACCAGGAACCGGGAAATCTACGTTAGCGGAGATGCTAGCAACGGTGCTTGGGAAATGCGGAGCAACGATTCAATCAGCAAACCTTGGAGAGCAAAAACCAGACTCTCGATTAGCCTGCGAGATTCGAGGTATGCGGGGATTGTTTATCGCCGAGGCTGGTAAACGCCCCTTTGATACAGAGCTCCTAAAGACCCTCTCGGGTGGAGATTCGATTTCTGGTCGACCCCTCTATCAAAATGTAAGCATTACGGTTAACGCTACATGGAACATCGTAATGACATCCAACGATGCTCCACGAATCGATTCATACGATCAAGGGCTAAGAGAGAGATTGATAGCCGTGCCATTTCTAAAGCGGCTTGATGCTGGAGATCTCCTTACATTCACAGGACATAAAAGAATCGAAGATGCTCGGAAAGATGTAAGCAGCTCTTTGATTCGAGGCTTTGTTGCTTGGCTCATAGAAGGTTTGGAAAGGTTATATTCTCACCCTCTACATGACGCATACCTCGCTCCTGTTGTCAGCGAACACACGAGGAAGCTCCTCCGAGATGCTGACCCTCTAACAGACTTTTGGGATTTGTACGAAGCGCAAAACAAAGAAGCTCTAAGCGAAGGCGTTCAAGCTAGTGAGCTTCACAGGGCTTATTCAGATTGGTGCGAAATGGAGAAGATAAGGCATATCAAGCGGGGAAGCGCATTCGCTAAAGCTTGCAGAGCTCGAGGGTTGACTCATTATCGAACCAAATCAAGTGTCTTTTGGTGTAGGAGTGTAGGACATAAGCCTAATTTGGAAAAGTCTCCTAATGAATCAACTGAGAAAACTTTTGAAAATAGCCTACATTCCTACACTCCTACACCAAGTGAAGATGAAATTGAAGGTCTCTTTGAGCTAGAGGGAGAGTAGCTTTGATTTCCCCCCCTGTGTTCGCTCTAGCGGTGAATGCAAAGCACCTTTCGGTTTCGATATCACCAGGCGGAAAGCTCAGTATCAAAACAACCCGGGGAGTGCTTGAGCAGATCAAAGCGCAGAAGCTCCAAGCGGGGATATACGAATACTTCAAATGGTTAGAAAAGCCTCTACCGGATCTCACCAGATTATTCGAAGCCGAAGGGTTTCCAGAGTATGAGTCAAACCCTAAGGTTGCCGCCCTTCACGAAAGCTGGGCGAAAGCCCTCCTTGTGTTCGCTGTTACGAAAGGAAAGAGCCGGGCTGATTTAGCCCGGTTCGCCTATGAAGATTCCAAGATGCTAGGCATGGTTTGGGATACAGAATGGATTGATGCGGTGCTTGATGCGGCGGTTGCTAGGCAAGATGCTATGCAACCTCAGGAGGTGCTAACACTATGAGACCAACAAAGCGAACACCTGAAAGATCTCACATTATCTTTGAGGCTTTAGGCAAAGGGCTCTCGAGGAGGTTAGCCGCCCAGCTCGCTGGGATATCAGAAGACACGCTTTCTAGGTGGATGAAAGACACGCCGGAATTCGAAACCGAATGTAAGCGGCGAGAGGCTCTTTGCGCCCTTGAGTGTACGGATCGCATTATGCAAGAAGTCAAGGTTGGGCGAGATGGTTGGAAAGCCGCCGCAGCTTGGCTTGAGCGAAGGTATCCCGATGAATGGAGCCCTAGGCGGCAGATCGAGCAGCTTGGTGAAAGACAACCCCTCGAGATTGTCGTTTCCTATGAAAGCCCTAAAGCGGGTTTTGCGGATGATAACGCCTAAACACCAAGTAGCGTTGAGTACCTAGGAGTGGCGAACTCGCTAAACCAAGTAGCGTTGAGTGCCTAGTAGTGGCGAACCACTTAGACCCAAAACAGCGTTGAGTGCCTATAGTCGGCGAACCACTTAGACCCAAGTAGAGGTGAGTGCCTAGTAGTGGCGAACTCGCTAAACCAAGTAGAGGTGAGTACTTTCCGATCTCGTTTCTTTATCGCCAGGATACGCAACATTTCGCAACGGGTACGGGGGCATATTCTCCCGGCTAACATCTTAAAGGGGCAGGTTGGGGCTTGTGGAGCCTCTACCTCTAGCCTTTTCAAGTCACAGAACGGCTAATGCGTTTCTACGCCCCCCTGTGTTCGCTCTAACACCAAGCAGCGTTGAGTGCTTTTATAGCTGTTCTAAACGCTACCCGGTTTCCAGCCACCAGTCCCCCCACCCGTCTGCTCCTTAAAAACCACCTCAATAGACACCAAGCAGAGGAGACAACATTACAGGCTCCATTACAAAGCGTTTCGAACCCTTGTAATGACTAGCGGTGCTAACCAAAGATGCACGAACAAATGCCTATGTGCTAGGGATGCTAAGGGAGGCGCGAACCTATCGCTATAGAAACCTGCTAATGAATCTTTCATTGACTAAATACACTAAACGGTCGTATAGTGTATTTATTATGAAGACAATCAAGGCTATCGGCTATATTCGCGTTTCGACAGATGAGCAAACACAAAGCGGCTTGAGCCTTGAATCGCAAATCAATACCATCAAAGCAGAAGCAACCCGCCGGGGTTGGGATATCGAAATTGTTGCAGATCAAGGCGAAAGCGGTTCGAAGGTTGAACGCCCGGGGCTGTTAGCCGCTAAGGATAAACTCGCCCGTGGCGAGGCTCAAGCCTTGATAGTCGCAAAGCAGGATCGCTTATTCCGAAACGCCCTCGGTTGCTTGGAGATCTCCCGAGATTCTCAACGGCAAGGGTGGAGCCTTCTTTGTTTGGATGTCCAGCTTGATACCTCTACGCCGATAGGGAGCTTTCTCTTTACGCAAATGGCGGCGGTTGCAGAGCTTGAGCTCAACATGATTCGCAAGCGAACCAAAGATGCTCTCGCCGTGAAGAAGGCTCAAGGCGTACGGTTGGGGAGACCCGCAACGATGCCAGATGAAACCAGGGCAAGAATCAACGCCCTACGGAATAGCGGTGTAACGCTCCAGGGCGTAGCCGATACCTTGAACGCAGAAGGTATCCCAACCGCCCGGGGCGGCTCGAAGTGGTACGCCTCAACCGTACAGAAGGCTATAGCGTACGCATGACAATAAGCGAAGCAACGAAAGCCCTAGGCTGTTCAGATCGAACCCTGCGGCGGTTGATATCGAAGGCTGGTATCACGCTCCAAACCGAGAAACGGGAAACCTCCCGAGGCTCCCGGCTAGCCTACGTGCTAACCAAACAGCAGCTCGATCTCCTCTCCTCTATGTTGGCTGTTACGCAACCCGAGGAACCGCCCAGTAGCAAACACCAGGGAGAGGCTCCCGGGGCTAGTTATCGGGAGAAATGGCTGGTAGCAGAAGCCAAGCTCGAGGAGCGGGAGCGGTTGATCGAAAGCCTACAGTCTCACCTAGCCGATACAAAAGATGCTCTCGAAATGGCGAGGCAAGAAGCCCGGTCGGCTTATCTCCAAGCACCTAAGGAAACCCGGCTCCTTGAGGCTCCTACGAGCTCACAGGGCAAGATTTCATGGTGGAGAAGGATATTCGGTGCGTAAATGTTACTTTTGGTTTGTCGATGACACTATAATAGAGTAGCAAAAGAAAAGCCCCCTTGCGGTGAGACGCTTGGAGGCTCGTTGGTTAGTAAACAAGGGAAAGTAAACCCTCGGTTACCTAGTGTCTAGGAATCGAATATACCCTGCGTGTATAGTTTGACGCTATAAAATGTAGGTCATAACTTTCCCTGTAAACTTTCCAACCTTTGCGAATCTCGTAGTAATACGGGTTCGCTTGAGTGGTGTTCGAGCATGTACAGCTCGACAGAAAAAGCCTCTCTTGGAATCCGTACCTCCAAGGGGGGCTTTCCCTTTTGTGAGGATTG